TGTGGTATCAAAATACAGATCACCTACATCCAAAGCTGACCCATCTGGATCGGCTGTTGGGGCGCTGCCTTGTGCGCCTAGATATTGGTTTTGGAATGTTGCTAAAGATGTAGCCGCTGCATTCTTGCTATTTAAGGCCGCCGCCGCTGAATTAGATGCATTTGTTTCGCTAGTGGCGGCATTGGATTCTGAGGTTGCAGCATTTGCAGCAGAAGTAGATGCAGCTTGCGTACTTTGGAAAAGGCCATCAACATAAGACTTATTACTTGCATGGTCATTGGCAGTTGGGGTAGCCAATCCAGTAATGTTGTTGGAACCCATTGCAAGGTTACCAGACATACTATCGCCTGATTTAGTAACCTGTAGAGCATCCTGTTGGTCTGTATAAGCCTTACTAGAAACATCCTGTGCCGCTGTCGGATCACCTACGCCAGTAATCTTATTAGTGGACATGGCTATTGCACCTGTCATGGTGCCGCCAGCTAGTGGTAACTTAGTCGCAATACTGTTTGTAATTGTTGTAGCAAAGTCTGGGTCATCGCCCAGCGCAGCCGCCAGTTCATTGAGTGTGTCCAATGTACCCGGAGCACTATCAACTAGATTAGCTACAGCGTTATCAACATCTACCTTACGTGCCGCATCATTATCGTTTGTTGGTGCAGACAGGTTAGTGATAGTAGCTGATGTGCCAGCGTTCATATTCAACGTGCCATCAATCGTGACGTTGTTGAATGTAGATGTACCACTAGAGGTTACATTACCTGTGAGGTTGCCTGTCACCGCACCTGTTACGGGTCCTGTATGAGTACCCGAGGAATTTCCTGTGAGATTCCCTGTTACCGGGCCTACGAGGCTTGTACCTGTAATTGTAGTGCCTGTTATAGGGGAGGCGGAGTTTGCACCAATAGTTGCCCCATCGATAGCTCCGCCATTGATATCTACAGACGCTAATGTAGCTTGTCCTGCAGAAGAAATGGTAGTGAAGCTACCTGCCACTGCGGAGTTAGCACCAATAACAGCACCATCAATAGCACCGCCATCGATGTTCACTGAGTTCAGTGTTGCTAGACCCGTGGATTCAAGAGTGGTGAACTTACCTGTGCTGTGTGAGTTTGCACCCACTGTAGCACCATCAATAGAACCACCATTAATATCTGCAGTGGCTGCTGTTAAAGATGTTGTAGCACTCAGTGTGGTAAACGTACCCGAGGCCGCTACAGTTGTACCAATAGCAGCATTGTCGATTGCGCCAGAGGCTACATCAATGTTGCTGATAGTTGTTGTCGTGCCTACGTTAAATATGGCGTTAGCATTAACAGTAAGAATACCACCGAGATATGTTGTAGTGGCTACGTTTAAGCTACCATCAATATCCGCATTCCCGGAGAGGAACAAATCCTTCCAACGCTTTAAAGTATGACCTAGATCTTTAGTATTATTTGCATGAGGAGCAAAATCCCCACTTGAATTAATGAATCTGTTTTCTAACCAGACTGCAGCGCCAACCGCATTGTACACACACACATAATAACGATCATCTGGAACATTATACCAGACAGAACCAACAGCATATCCATCATTAGTATCATCACCTACGGTTGGATCAGTAGTTGCCGCATAGTTATTTTTACCGCCAAGACCACCGTTTACAGCAGGTAAAAACCCGCTTACCGAAGTAGCGAGGTCTATCTTAGGTCCATTGCCTGTAGTACCATCATGAGCATGGCCTGTAGTGCCATTGAATGCATCTTGAAGTGTATTGAATTCAGCATTGATTGGGGGGGCGGTAATGTTCTCACCGTTAATAATCGATGCTGCGGACTGTCTGGTATATCCAGCCATTATCGTCTCCCTGATTGCGTGTATTCGATAACTAGACCCTGAATTGAGTAGGGATCAAAATCACCGATAGTCACGTATGTAGCTCTGACTGAGAAGCCACTGCCTTCTACTGCCGTGCTTATGATTGGTTTGTCGGAGCCACCGTATAAAATGCCTGAGGCTGCGTATGTAACATTTTGGCCCCGGTACTGAACCGGACGCCCTTCAATTTCTTCCACGTAGTTTGCTGGGTTAAATGTATCGGCAGCAAACCAATCGTAGGTTAGACCTAAGTTAATGGTCATAGGACCCTCGGCCCTCACAAATGTGTTTATTCGTCTAATGTGTTTTCTTACTTCGGTATCACCAAAGTCAAAGAATGGTGTTGAATACACCGCTACAATGTCTGATCCACCGAAGTTAGTACCACGTTCTTGCTGGTACACTTTGCCATTGTAATCGCCGTGAAGGACTACCTCAGACCCGTTTATAAAGTCAGAGGTAGCACAGTTTGCTCTCATGCCGAGCATTTCACCAAACTCCCAGCCTAATTGCTGGTCCGCTGTTCTAAGTCCACCGATAATCCCGAATGCTTCAGGAACAGTGGATTCATCTCCGCTCACTAAATACCTTAATTGTGATTTAGTACGGACAACAACGCCTACTAGATCGTCCAAGTCGTAGTTATCACCAAGTGTTGATAGAAGCGTTTGTACCGCTTTGGAGATTGTTTCGATCTCCACATCACCCACACGGGAAGTTCCAGCCACAGGACGAACACCATCAGGCGCTAGAAATGCAAGATCACCTCCAATTTCAACAACGGAGTCCCGGGCAACACATCCCATGTTAGCCGTGACAGGTTCCAGTATAAAAATAAGGTCAGATTCTTCTACGGCCTTTTTGATTTGGTTTCGGCCAAAGATAAATAAGTCTTTTCGGAAAGGGGCAAGTTGTACTACATCGAAGCCTACACGAAGTATGCTTGAGTTTGTGGCAGGGTCAAAGTTTAAATCGTTTCGTGTATCAGAGAAAGCTACAGCGTCTTGGCTAACTTGATCTCCACCTAGAAACAAATAACCCTCAAAGGCATTTACCAATTCAGGTCTTGCTGGGACATTAGAGCCGCCCGGAGATCCTGATGCGCCTGTGTTGGTAGGACTTAAATATGTCCATGTAATTCCGTTGAATACTACAGCGTTGTTAATTCCATCTACTAGGCAAATTTTACCACCACCACCGAAGTTATACTTAGCTGACCGGATTCTTTTGATTTCTCGGTCTGCTGTAGGTGTGGCGGTGTTATGAATAAGTCCAGTTGTATACTTGGACCATGAACCTGCTGTAGTTCCCCGGTAGAATGAATATTGTTGATTATCTATTGTAACCACATCATCCTGAACTGGGGCAGTAGAAAATGATACTGTATTGCCTACAATATTGTAAGCAGATGATAGTTGAACATTACCGTTTACTCGGACCACAACATTAGTTGGGTTTGTTATAGTTAGAGTACGGCTGTTATCATCCGCTCCAGTGTAATTACTTTGTGCTGCAGAGGTGACAGTGAACTTATATACACGATCCTTACGTGCAGCGATTACCTCTGATGCAGAAGTGTTCTCGTTAAAGAATATCTCTAGTCCTAATACTGGACCTTCGGCATCATCACCACCTACTTCTACGTTCTGACCATAGTTAGTAAATCCATCAATTCTACGGTAACCACCAAACAAACTTGGCTCGTAGTTTACCAGACGTGTAGCAACACCCGGTGACTCTTCACTAAGCTGTAAATGGTTTTGGGTAGCGTTTAAGCCACCCACTGATAATACTTTGTATGATTGAATATTATCTGGCATTAAAAGTTGACCCTCGTATCAAGCACATTTTGGTACTTGTTTATTAAGACGGTCTGCATCTCTTTAATGCCGAGCATATATTGGGACATAGCAACATTAGCTGCTTCTGTGTTATCACGGAACATATACATATGGTACATGCCACCATCTATTATAACGTGGTCATAAATCGTAGGCACTCGGGTTTCATCCGTAGTTGCCTGTAGATTTGAATGCGTGATGAAATATCTGAATTTGATTGTGTAGGCTTTGTCGGGAGAAGGCGTTACGCCATACCCGTTGCCATGACTTGGGAATACATAGTCTGGAATAGATAAACCACCTGACCCTGCATCTTGGTCTGCGGATCTAAAACTTCTGTAGTAATGATCACGCTCGATAAACTGTAATGCTTTAGTGTTAGTTCCTACGGCGGCATCCTTTTGGATCTGGAAGGAGTTCCACTCTGCGCTTTTAAAGAAGTCTGGCCAGCTATATTCCTCAACGCCCGGAATAAGCACTTGTGTGTTTTCAGCAGCGTTAAATGGCCACTCAAATTCTGCTGAGTTGATTTTGGCAATAGATGCTCTGATAGCATCCTTGGCCAATGCCTGTACTCCACGAGCACCTACAAAGTCTGCTTCCGCCAGCTCAACTTCATTGAGTCTGCGGAGTAAGGTATTCGTCAGATTTATAAATGTAGTAGGCATAGGGCATCCTAATCAAAGTTTATGGGGGACCGTTAAGCCCCCCACAATATGTAGTTATGCAGTGTTATATACTGCGGTCATGATAGCTTCAGGACGCAAGATCTTGCGGCCATAGAGCTGCATGCCCCGGACCTGATCACTAAATGTAGTTGGTGAACGGAATGTTTCCGTTTTTGCCAACTGCTGTGCAGATGCGATAGATGAGTCATGTCCAGCAACAATCACACCGAAGTTCGTTTCAGAACCAGCGGATGCTGTTGTGTCTGGGCCAGTACCCAAGTAAGGCAAGTTGTTGGATTTGTAGACACGCAGACCACGGAGTACACCGCTGCCCATGCGACCATTCCGCAACTCATCTCCGCCACCGAAGTCAGCGTTAATGAATTTGGAATCTTCGTCCATCAACATTTCTACAAACACAGGATCTACTACAACCCAGCGACCATCTTGGTCTACGTTTGCTTGATCCATCTTACGTGCAATACGGTTCAACAAAGCCAAAGGTGAAGTGATAGCGCCAGCGCCACCTCCTGCTGCCATTGGAATTGATGTAACTTCACCAGCTACGCCAAGATCAGATCCACCAAATTCTGTAATATTCAGAGAATTTGCTGCAAGTAATTCATCATTACCTGCGCCTGAGTTGGCTTTAGTGCCGTTAGTATCACCGGAAGCTGAACGCCGTGCCCATGATCCTGCGCCACCTTTCCAGCCTGACAAGTAACCCAATACTTCTGAGTCAAATGTATCAGCTAGACGATAAGCTGCACGGTCTGTTGCCAGATCCATGAAGTTAACGTGGCTGTGTGCCGCTTCGATATCATCGATTGCAAACTGGAAGTAGTTCGCTTGATCGACAACCATTGTGAAGTCGGCGTCTGCGAGATCTTGAGTAGCCAGAGTTGTACCACGCTCATATGTTGATACCGTGATTTCAGGCTCCTTAATAATTCTCACACTGTCGCCAAATTGGCTGATCTCACCTGTGTAATCAGTATTAGTGATGTCTTCACAGACGGAAGTTTTGCGGAATTCCTTCATCACTTTTTGACTGTAAATTACAGGTGAGAAGTTTCCGTTTGGTAGGTTGTTATACCCACCTGCTCTTGCGAATGCCATTGTATTTCTCCTTGTGAAATGGCGGCCCATAAGGGCTGGTCAGATCAGAAGAGAGCTATTAAGCGGCAGTAAGGTGCCGAGGGTGCGTATACACTGCCGTATATACGGGCCTCACCTAACTGGTGGACTAATCGTCTATATTCTTCTGGGGGGATCAAACAAACTAAGTAGCTTCTAGGAAGGGTCAGTTTGTGTTTTGTTTGATGCTTCTGTTATACCATCATTAAGTGCTTTTTGCAACACTTAGGTGGTTAACGTGCGGCACCAGACATATCGTATTCGAACTCGCCACGCTTGATTGATTCAAGAATAGCGTCTTCATTCTTCTCGAACTCTGCTGATGACATTGCATCAACTTGGCTTTCTTTAAATCTTGCCCGAGTTCCGCTGTTAGGTGCTGCAGACGAGGAACGTCCTACTGATGCTGCTGCACTCTTATTAACACCCTTCTTGCCTAGATCTGCTTTGAATAGATCAATAGCACGAGCTGCTGCATGAGGGTCATTAACATTCTTATATAATGCATCCTGAATATATTTAGGCTGTACTTTAGCCCACTTATGGAATGCTGGGTTAGCTCGAATCTTATCGAAGTCAGGATGTGCCTGACGCAATAGTGCTTCTGCTTTACCTCGGGTGATTTCGCTTTCCAACTTTTTCAAGTTTTCCATCTTCTTTTCACCCATCGCCAGAGCCTCTAATGAACGCTTCTGTGCGATTGTATCGATGATGTTTGCCACATCGGGATACTTGCGTACCCACTCCGCTACTTCTTTCTGTGAAGTCGGGAATCGAATCTGTTGTTTAGTTGCTGCAGCAAGCTGTTGCTTCATCTGCTGAACTTCACGATCTTTTTCGGACATCTGCATTTGAGTATGCCGCCGTAGATCTCCATATCGTTTCTGCCAGCTTTCATCGTCGCCTGATACAGATTGAGGAGAAGGCTGTTGTTCTGCCATCTCTTGTGAATACGGTTTTTCTTCTGCGTCGAGTTCTTCTCGGTACGCACCTTGATATTTAGCCATTTCTGGGTTCCTTCTGGGGGCCGAAAGTAGCCGAGTCTAGCTCGGGGTTTGCGGGTAGCCCTTCCCACGCAAAGGGTTATCGGATGAAGGCAACTTTCGGCGTAGACTTAAATGCGTAGCTAACCGTTGTAGCTTCCTCATCTTCGTCTTCGTCTAAGACTTCTTCTTCCGTTTCCACCGTAGCAACTTCTACGTCATTGCCTTCCGGTGTCTCATATTCTTCTTCCCCCTGTTCTTCCTCTTCCTCATACTCTTCACCAGTGCCTTCGGTGTCGTGTAACTGCCCCATCATATCCATAGACATTAGGCCAGCTTTAGCTTCAACCATCATATCTTGAATGTGCTTTAGTCCATGCCAGCGCACTACATCTGAAGGTAACACATATTCACCTTCAGACAGGAAGGCTGAGATATCATCTGCTACTTCTTCAGGAAGTGATCCTACTGGAACAGGATTTCCTGTCTCCTCCTCGGTGTCATAATATGACCCGGGCATCATACCTTCGCCGCCACATGATCCATCACAGTCGCCTTCACAGCCGCAAGGCATTCCACCGTGATATGCTTTCATAGGTTTGTCATCTTTAATTGCTTTTTGCACGGCCTCGCCCCTCGCTTGTTCGTAACTGCTAAGTTTACCATCGTTGTTTAAATCTGCTTTAGCCCTATCCAGACGAAACTTTTCGTCAGCCATAGATTGGCCTTCTATGGACATAATGCCCTTCTCGCTCTCGGAATTATCTAGGAACCCACCACGAGCAAGTTGTGGTTGATCTTCTCCGTCACTCATAAGCCCAGCGCCTGTGGCAGCACCAAATAAGGACAGAACTGGTATTTCCTTGTTTAAGAGCTTTTTAAACACGCTCTCCTTGCTTTCATTCAAAGCCTGTGCAGTTACGTCAATGCGCTCATCTAGTAGACGGGCTACAGACTTCAGCTCTGAGGCTAGTCCTGTACTGTCTCCAGATCCAAACCAACCCATAGATTGTGCTTCAGCAGGAGATACACCTAGCTTCTCAGCAGTTAGGCGGTAGATGTCTGAGAATACTGCATACTCAGTCTGCATCTTCGTACCATCAATCATCTGAGAACCCATGCTATCATCGATCATGTTGGCCGGGTTTAATGATAATGGATCTGCTTTGTATTGATCACGGAACTTAGGTTTTATGTAGTCAATCGGAATACTGCCCGGATTGATCTCATTCATAGCATCTAACGCACCACGAATAGCGTGAGTATCTACAGTAACACCATCTAAGTTACCGTATACGTTCTCAGCAAACGTAGCTGGCTTTGGATTAGTATTAGGATTAATTCCGCCGTTTTGTGTAGCTTCTGTAAGCTGTCTATGTATGCCGCTATCTCCAATCATCATGGGATAGCCTTTTTCGTTTATTCCGCCACTGCCTTTACCAATGATCTCATCTAACTCGATGCCCAGATGTCGCTTGGTCATTACGAGCGTAGCGTTACGGATATTCTGTGCGGTTTCTGTACGTGGGCTAGTTGCAGCATATGCATCTGCAAACTCTTTCATCCAATCGTACACTTCTTCTTTCTTGAAGCCCATAGACATAGCTTTGTCTACAATGGGTCCTGTATGATAGAAGTATTGTGCTTCAGTTCCTAGCCAAGGTTTCATACGCTCTGCTAGACGTTCTGCTATGGCATCTACAGACTCATTAACTTCACGACCTCTATCACCTTTAGGTAACGGTTTATCTGATCCGTCTGGCCGCCGGGGTACAGGTGTTTGCTTCTGTTCTGGTAAAGTCTTGGTATAACTTTCAGGAGATAAATCAAACAGTGGGTTTTCACCGCTCGGTTGAATACGATCTTTAACTGCTAGATCCATCTGAGCTGCACGGATATCTAGTACCGCTTGAGCCTCTGAAGTATCTACTTTTGGCTTGAGGCTAACATTACCACCAAGTGAACCAACTGTATTAGGATTTACCTCTACACGTTTTGCTAGATCTATTAGGCTTTCAGCGCCCATACGCAAAGGCTTTGTAGCAACTTTTGTAAGTGGGATTGCTTCTGCAACATTGAGAATACCCTCGCCTACTGCAAGACCCATTCCAAGTTTGTCATCGTTTCCTTTGGCAATCCTGAAGTCTCGCTTCGCTTCCTGCGTCCCGAATCCAGCACCAGCAGGAGTAAAATCTAGTAGACCTATACCTCCATTATCCCATGACGCATTTTCGTTTCCTGTAAACTTTTCGGCCAACTTATTAGCGTTGTAGTTTTCAACACCGAATGTATCCTGAAAGAAATCAGATATCGCATACTTGGTTTTTTCTCGCCATGTCGGAATGTAGCTAGATAGCTCTGCTGTATTCTCATCTTCAGGAAATGGTAATCCACTATCCCTAGACCAATAGCTTTCGTCCAAAAGAGATGCATTGAACATATTGTCACTACGCCACTGAGCGTATTTGTCAGCTTCTTCAGTCGATTCAAATACAGGTAACTTCTCACCTGAGTATGGATCTACATTACCGTTGTTCTTGTACCAATCAGTTAGGTATTCCCGATCATAGGAATCTCCTGTTTCAGGATTAATGGTAGGTATAACCATGAAACCTTCGCCCAGAGGTATTGTTTCAGTAACCTCTGAATAACTTTCGCCTGTCTCATCGTCAGTAAATACAGGTTTACCAAATACGGTAATGCCCTGTTCAACTAAGTAAGGATTATCCTCAACTGCCATACTATTCAGCTTCCTTAATTACTTCTTCACGAAGAGTTTTGAACCTTTTGAGTTCTTGGATTGAACCTTGTATCTGACGTACACGATCCATATCCTTTGCAGTTTCTAACTGGCCACGAAGTATATCTATGCGGTTACCTACATATTCATGTAGTAAATCCATATGAGACTTATCGTTAACCATGATAAGCAATCGTCGGTAAAACAGTTTATCCATCTATTGTGCTGGGCCTTGTGGTGCTTGAGGTGGCGGATTGCCACCATTGTCGCCGCCGCCAGCTCCCGTGAATCCCGGTGCTCCCGGTTCTGGTGCATTACCCGGTACTGCCTGACCTCCGCCGTTATTAGTAGGATCAGGAGCCTGTGGTTGACCTTGTGGTGCGGCTTGTTGAGGCATTAGAGCTGCCATTTCAGCCATTAGTTTAGCTTGTACCATAGCTTCTCGAGGATCGTTCATGATGTAATCTTCATCAAGATCCATAGAAGCAGCTATTTCTTTTAGAACGTAATCAAACTTAATGAATGGTGCCATTGCCGGGTTACCAGACAACTGCATAAACTGAATAAGTCGTTGTGACCTAATTTCGTTACGCATTAGGCTTTCAGTGCCACGAGCAACCACATCTAAGTCACCCTGAAGGTCTTCGTTGTAATTGAACTGCATGTTAAATGCGAAGAGTGATTTACCTAAAGGAGCAAGAAGGTAATCATCGATGTTCTTAACCACGGACTTAATGCCTTGTGCGGCTGCGCCCATGAGCATCGACATACCAGAAGCTGTTCTACCCACACCCGTAACTCCAGTAGAGCCGTGAGCAAATGAAGGCATACCTGTGCTTTCATCCGATAGCTGTCTAGCCTTATCAAACATCATGATTAACTCTTGGCTTACGTTAGGGAACTTGGTGCCAAAAATCGCCTGTCCGGGTGCGCCAGCCTGTCTCCGAAACACTTTGCCGGGGTAGATGGACATATCTTGTCCCGGGACCAAATTCGTCTCATCAACTTCAACTAGAAGGTTGCCTGATAGCGCAGCGTTGTCCACTGCCATCCGCATAAAGCCGTTCATGAGAAGCTGTGTATCTTCCATGTTCTCTGCAACGCCGATTCCGAAAAATCCGTAGGGATTAAGCTCGAATGGTACTGCAGAATAAGGAATACGAGTAGGAGTAAATGGGTTCATAACTAAGCGCAGGATCTGTCCGTTACAAACCCAAGCATTTACGTGTATTTCGTCACGATCACTTAGTTCATCCGGTATATTTAGGTCTGCTGCTTCGGCTGTCTCGCTATCAACAACACCCCAGTATTCTAGTACCTCAAAACGCTCAATATCTGATTGTGTTTGGTTATCTTCTAGGATTTCTTCCCAATATTGCTGGGTATAGTCTGCGCCAAACTCAATCGCCAGCTCAATGCTTTCCTCACGGAAGAATGGGCGATTTTTAAGCGCACGTATTTGTGTACGGCTCATTCTGTGACGTTGAACAACATACTCAGCATCATGCATGCTACGTGCATCAGGATCTGGGTACATATTCCAAATAGAGACGGATTCTACCTTTGGAATAGTCTTAAATGTAGGATCATACTCACCTTTGTCATTCCAGCGGGGATATTCTTTGTCTGCTGCAAACGGACCCTTTAGAATACCTGTACCAAACAGAGAACACTCGAATGCTACGGAGCGTAAGTGCTTGTCAGCGTCAGATTCCTCGAGCTGATCATGTATCATGCCTTCCATAAGTCGTGCAGACTTCTTGGCAGGTTCAAATGTAGCAGACGTAGGTGTAGCACCCGGCCCATCTTGCAAAGAATCCTTAACTGGATCTAGTCTGTCTTTATATGGACCTGCCTTTTCCAATAACTCCGGGCGAGGACTAATAGGACGTAGAGGTGATTTACCATCTGGGCCAGTTTGTGTCTGTGCCTCAAAGTGCATAGACTTAGAAGCCCCTTCTGGATACCGAGATGCCTCGATACCAATAGGAAACTTGCTGCCAGCGAAGAGTACGTCCGTAACCTGTGCATAAGCAGCCAAAACCTTGGTCTTCGTAATCTTAATAAATGC